TGGCCAGCGTCCCCTGTTAGCCGGTACGCCGGATACGATCCTTGGCCGGCCGGTGAAAACCTCCGCTTATATGCCTGCCATTGCGGCCGGGGCGAAGACCATCGCTTTTGGTGATTTCTCTTATTATTGGATCGCAGACCGCCAGGGGCGTTCCTTTAAACGCCTGAACGAACTGTATGCGGCAAACGGTCAGGTGGGCTTCCTTGGTTCCCAGAGAGTGGACGGCAAGATGATCCTTCCAGAGGCTGTTAAGGTGCTGGTACAGAAAGCCGGATCTGCGGGGTAAGGATACAGATAACTATGGAAGGGCGTGAGGATAGCGGCCATGCCCTTCCACCCTGTTGGAGGTGAGAATGATGGTGGTAACGCTGGAAGAGATGAAACAGTATCTCCGGGTTGATTATGAAGATGATGACCAGTTGATTACGGGTTTTATAGCATCGGCGGAGCAGCTTTGCCGGGATGTCCTCCGGGCTGATGAAACAACGGATTTGGAAAAGGATGGGACCGTAAAAATTGCTGTCATGTATGCAGCCACATATTTCTATGAACACCGGGAGGAAGCGGACCATCATGATTTGGCTCTGACAATCCGCTCCCTTCTGTTTGGCTCAAGGAAGGAGGCTTTCTGATGAAAATTGAACTGCTGAATGTCAGGATTTTCATATCAAAGAGTACGGTGGTCACCGATGCCATCGGAAACCGCCGGAATGAATGGCAGCCTTTCTATACCTGTTATGCGACGGTCAGCGGCGAGGCCGGGAAAGAACAGACTGACGCAGGGATGGTGGTGGATGACTCCAATATTGATTTTACGATCCGCTGGTGCAAAAAGGCGGCTGAAATTGATAGTACCCATTTCCGGGTGGAATTCAATGGGGAGCTTTACAACATCGCCGCTGTGGATCATATGAACTACAGGCGCAAGAGTATCAAGCTGTCCTGTGAGAAAGTGAGGCGGTAGCGATGGGAAGGAAAATTTCTATCAGCCAGCTTTCCGCTGCTGTAATGGAGCAGCTGAACGAGTACGCAGAATTGGCCACGGAGGATATGAAGGAAGCGGTGAAAAAGGCAGGTACGGCTGTCCGGAAGGATATTGAAGCCAGCGCACCAAGGAATACCGGGGACTACGCAAAAAGCTGGGCTGTGAAAACCACAAAGGAAGGTTCCAATGCCCTACAGGTAACCGTGCATTCACGGAACCGGTATCAGCTTGCTCATCTGCTGGAGTATGGCCATGCGAAGCGTGGCGGTGGCCGGGTAGCTGCAAGGCCCCACATTGCTGCTGCGGAAGAGACTGGAATTGAGCAGCTGGAGCGTGAGATTGAGAGGAGCCTGACAAATGGATGATTTGGTGAAACTTTTGGAGGAAACGGGCATCCCTTTTGCCTATGACCACTTTGCGGAAGGGGAATCCCCCGATCCTCCGTTCATCTGCTACCTTCTGCCCCAGAGCGATAACTTTTCCGCAGACGGGAAGGTTTATCTGAAGGTCAGCAGTGTGAATATCGAACTGTACACAGACAGCAAAGATTTGTCTGTCGAACAGAAACTGGAAGCCGTGTTGGATACGCACGGTATTTTTTATGACAAAACAGAGGTCTGGATCGAGAGCGAGAAACTCTATGAAGTCCTCTACTCGTTTGAAATGGAGGTTTGATTTTTATGGGAAACAAGGTCAAGTATAACTTGAAAAATGTCCACGCTGCAAAGCTGACCGAGACGGATTCCGATGGCACGACCACCTTTTCGTATGCGGAGCCGAAGGCAATCCCCGGCGCAGTGAGTATCAGCTTGGATGCAGAGGGTGAAACCAGCCCATTCTATGCGGATGGTATTGTTTACTTCCGTAGTGTGACCAATAACGGTTACAGCGGCGATTTGGAGATTGCCCTGATCCCGGAGTGGTTCCGCACGGAGATCCTTCAGGAGAAGCTGGATGCAAAAGGGGTGCTGGTCGAAAACAGTGGAGTCGGCGAGAGTGTGAAATTTGCCCTGCTTTTTGAATTTGACGGGGATGTGAACGCTATCCGCCATGTGCTATATAACTGTTCTGCCTCCCGCCCGTCTATCGAGTCGGAAACGAAGGAAGATACGATTGAACCGGGTACAGAGACACTGTCCATTACCGCCGATCCCCGTTCCGATGGGCTGGTCAAGGCCAGAACCGGCGATACAACAGATGCCGGTACTTATGCGAATTGGTATAAGGCAGTGTACACACCGACTGAAGATGAACCGGAAGAAACAACTGGTCAGGGAGGTAGCGTATGATCAAGCGTGAGATAGAAATCAGCGGGAAGAAGGTGCCGTTCCGTTCCTCTGCCACGATCCCCCGCCTGTACCGGGCGAAGTTTAAGAGGGATATTTTCAAGGATCTGTCCAAGCTGGAAAAATCCTATAGGGGAAAGACGGAAAACGGTGAGGAGCTGCAGATCGAGGACCTGGAGATTTTTGAGAACGTGGCCTATGTGATGGCCTACCATGCGGACAACAGCATACCGGCGAACATAGAGGACTGGCTGGATCAGTTCGATATGTTCTCCATTTATGAGGTGCTGCCGCAGATTCTGGAACTGTGGGGCGAGAACCTTGTGACGGATGTGACGTCAAAAAAAAGATTGGCAGAAGTGAGCGGGAAATGACCACGCCGCTGTTCCTTCTGCGAAGCGTGGAACTGGGGATTTCCATCCGGGATCTGGATTTGCTTACGATTGGGCTGGTTCTGGATATGTGGACGGAAAAATCCAATGACGGCGTGAAATATAAGCGGCTTGCCACTCAGGAGGACTTCGATAAGTTCTGAGGCAGCATCGGTTAGAAATAATCGGTGCTTTTTTTCATGCTCGGAGCAATCCGGGCTTTTTCATGCCCATTTTTAAGGAGGTGAGGGTTGTGGCGAACCGGATTAAGGGTATCACAGTTGAGATCGGTGGCGATACCACAGGGCTTGATAAGGCGCTGAAGAGCGTCAATTCTTCTATCACGAAAACACAGTCTGCCTTAAATGATGTAAACCGTCTGTTAAAACTCGATCCTTCCAATACGGTGCTGGTGGCGCAGAAGCAGGAACTGCTGGCTCAGGCGATAAGCCAGACGGAAGAAAAACTGTCGGCTCTGGAAGCCGCACAGGAGCAGGTGGCCGCAGCCTTTGCCCGTGGGGATATTGGGGCGGATAAGTATCAGGCGTTCCAGCGGGAGATTGAGGAAACCCGTGGAAAGCTGAACAAATATAAGGCTGACCTTTCCGATTTGCAGACAGAGCAGGACGCCCTCTCCCAGAATACCGCACGGCTGGAAAAGCTGTTCGCCGCTACGGGAACAGAGGTAGACGATTATGCGGATGTCCTTGGCAGCCGGCTGACTTCTGCTATCAAAAACGGGACTGCGAATTCTGACCAGCTGCGGACAGCCCTTGAGAAGATCGGGAAGTCTGCCACAGGAGGGAAAGCCGATATCCGCCAGCTGACGGACGCTCTGGATACCGTGGATGACGGGCAGGCGATTCAAAACCTGATCCAGCAGCTGAACGAAGCCGGAGACGCTGCGGAAAATACAGCGGATGACGTAGGTCAGATTGCGGAGAACACGAAAGGGGCTGCGCTGATGCAGGCGGCGGATCAGCTGTCTGCTGTGGGCGATAAGATACAGGAGATCGGCGATAAGGCGCTGGATGCCTACTCGGATACGGAAAATGCCGTCACCAAGGTCAACGCTTACTTTGGTGAGACCGGAAAAGCCGCCGAGCAATCCGCCTCCGTGATCAAGAACGTCTATTCCTCTGGTGTTGGGGAAAGCATGGATGCCGTGGCCAATGCGGTTCTGATGGTCAAAAAGAACCTTGGCGATTTGAGCGAAACGGATCTGACCAACCTGACCCAGCAGGCGATCACGCTGGAGGAACTGTACGGGATTGATATGAACGAGACCCTCCGGGGTGTCAATTCCCTGATGCAGCAGTATGGCCTGACGGCACAGGAAGCCATGGATTATATCGTGGTGGGTACCCAGAACGGTCTGGATAAGACCAATGAACTGGGCGATAACCTATCTGAATATGCCGGGAAATTCGCACAGGCGGGATATTCTGCTTCTGAATACTTCCAGCTTCTGGACAATGGCTTGAAGAATGGCGCATACAACCTCGACAAGGTTAATGATGCTATTAACGAGGTCACTACCCGTCTGGTTGACGGCACTATCGGGGAATCCATCGGGATGTTCTCCACAAAGACACAGGAGTTATTTACTTCATGGCAGAATGGCGGAGCTACGCAGAAACAGGTGATTGACTCCATCGTGGCGGATATTGCCGGGTGTACGAACCAGCAGGAAGCCTTAAACCTTGCAGCTCTTGCTTTTGGAACGATGGCCGAGGATGGGAACCTGAAATTCATCACTTCTCTGACTTCGGTGGGAAGTACTTATGACAGTGTGAAAGGTTCCGCACAGGGCTTGTTCGATGCAACGACCACGCCTATGCAGGAGATGGAATCCAACACCCGGAAGCTGCAGCAATCCCTTGTTCCTCTTGGAGAGAAACTGGCTGAGATCGCCAATACAATCCTTCCTCCGCTGGTTGCGGTGATCCAGACGGTGAGCGGATGGTTTGCGCAGCTGCCGGGGCCGGTGCAGAACTTTATCATCATCCTTGGCGTTCTGCTTGCAGCTTTCACGGCGCTGACTCCGGTCATTGCGGCTTTGGCGGTTTCCGTAGGCGCGTTGAATATCTCCCTCCTACCAATCATTGCAGTGATTGCGGCGGTAGCGGCGGCTATTGCAGGGATTATCGCGATTATCCAGAACTGGGGCGCGATTACGCAGTGGTTTGGAAACCTGTGGAATACCATCTGTACCGGGATCGGTTCCATGGTAGAAGCCTTAAAGACCTGGTTTACCAACCTGTGGACCCACCTGCAGAATGTTTGGAATGGTATCTGTAACGTAGTGCAGACAGCAGTGATGCTGCTTGGCTCTATCATTCAAGGGGCCGTGGACATCATCACGCTGCCTTTCCGGTTTATCTGGGAGAACTGCAAAGATATTGTGACTTCCGTCTGGAATGGGATTAAGGATACCGTCAGCTCTGTGCTGTCTGCCATCTCCGGTGTGATTTCCAGCATTATGGGAGCCATCCAGAACGTGATCAGTTCCATCTGGAACGCCATCAGCAGCAAGGTGTCGGCGGTGGTGAACGCCATTAAAAATACCGTGACCTCTGTCTTTAATGCCATCAAGTCTGTAGCTTCTACGGTGTGGAACGGGATCAAATCTGTGATTTCCACAGTGGTCGATGGCATCAAGAGCAAGGTTTCCAGTGTGTTTAATGCTGTGAAGAGTACCGTGACTTCCGTATTCAACGGGATCAAAAGTACCGCCACCACGGTGTGGAATGGGATTAAGACCGCCATTACGAAGCCGATTGAAGCGGCAAAGAATACGATCAAAGGGATCGTGGATAAGATCAGTGGCTTCTTCTCCGGCATGAAGCTGGAACTGCCGAAGATCAAACTGCCGCATTTCAAGATTACGGGCAAGTTATCCCTTGCTCCGCCGAGCGTTCCCCACCTGTCGATTGACTGGTATAAGGAAGGCGGTATCATGACGAAACCGACCATCTTTGGCATGAATGGCAGCAGCCTGATGGCGGGCGGTGAGGCTGGCCGGGAAGCGGTTCTTCCGTTGAAGGGATTTTACCAGCAGCTGGATCAGATGATTTCCAGCTATCTGAACACCAGTGCTTTGGAGAAATATCTGGCGATCATTGCGGAAAACAGCTGTAAGGGACTGTATCTGGATGATGGGACGCTGGTAGGGCATCTGCTCCCTGCCATTGACAGCGGCCTTGGAAAAACACAGAAACTGCAAAGGAGGCTGAGCCTATGAGGGCAGATGTGAAAATCAATGATTTGTGGATGTTTGCGATGGGCTGGCTCCGGGAGGAGATCGATTTTCCCACGCCGCAGTCACAGACCAATACGGTTGTGGTACCGGGGCGCAATGCTCCGATCCGTTTTACTGAGGCTCTTGGGCGGGTATCCTACCAGCCCCGGAGCTTTTCTATTACCTTGTCCATGTTAGGGAGCCGGGAAAAGTTTAATCAGATGAAGGATGTTCTTGCCAATCTCTATGCCGGGCAGCTGTGCCACGTGATTCTTAGTGAGGAGCCGGATCTATATTCCGTTGGTACCTTGGAAATGGAACCAGCTTATGATCCCCTTACTGGAAAGGGGCAGCTGGTGCTGTCCTGTTCAGACGGGGATGCCTACCGGTATCACACGGAAGAAACGGAAGTTGCTATTACGGGAGGCGGTACGGCGATCCTGAACAATGACTATATGCCTGTCGTACCTACGGTAGTCACGACAGCGGAAACAGCACTGAGCTGGAGTATCGGTGAAGATGAATTCCGAAAATCCGTCAGTGCCGGGACATGGACATTCCCAGAACTGGAACTGCAGGAAGGGCAAAACTCGGTCAGTATTACGGGAGAAGGAACGACTACCTTCCGGTACCGGGAGGGGCGCTTATGAGCCTGTTTCGAGTTTTTGTAGACAATCAGTTATTTTACCACCCACACCTGTCCCAGCTTTCGATTACCGAGGCGAAGGTGCAGGAGGATGCGGAGAATATTGACAGCCTGACTCTCTCTGCCCCGTTCAACCATCCCTATCTCTCTGCGATCCAGCCGATGTCTTCGACCATTGTCTGCAAGAAGGATGCCCTTACGGTATTTGAGGGGCGAGCTTTAGATGATGGGACGGATTTTTATAATACGCACACATGGACATGCGAGTCCTGCCTTGCGTATCTGAAGGACACCATGCAGCCGCCGTTTTCCTATCAGGGGCCGCTCCGTGGGCTGCTGGAGCAGTTCCTCTCTGTGCATAACGCTGCGGTGGAAGAAAAGAAGCAGTTCACCCTTGGTACCGTAACAGTTAAAGACAACAATGACTATATCAGCTACAGCAATTCCGATTACTCCGTGACGATGGACGCCATACAGGATAAGCTGATCAAGACACACGGCGGCTACCTGCAGGTGCGTTATACGGAAGACGGGAAGGTGCTGGATTATCTGGAGGATTTTCCAGACCGCTCGCTGCAGACGGTGGAGTTTGGCAAGAACCTGACCGATGTGAAGATCACCCGTGACCACACGGAGCGGGTGACGGCGCTGATCCCGCTGGGAGCGAAGCTGACCGAGACAGACGAGGACGGTAATGAATCCGAGACGGACACCCGGCTGGATATTACGGCGGTGAACGATGGCAAGAACTATGTGTACGATGCGGAAGCAGTAAAAGAGATCGGCTGGATCTGGACGACCGAAGTCTGGGAGGATGTGACACTGGCGGGAAACCTGCTGCGCAAAGCCAAGGCCCGGATCGCAGAACTGGCTAAAGGCGTCACCAGCATGGAACTGACCATCGTGGATGAGTCCGATACGGGTGCGGATATCGGAGACATTCGGGCAAGGATGTATGTCCGGTGTATTTCCAAGCCACACGGGATTGACGGGACATACCTGTGTCTCAGCCGGACACGGGATTATCTTGACCCTTCCGGCAATACCATCACCATCGGGGCGGCAGGCGTCCGGCTGACATCCCAGTCCGCCAAGCAGGAGCAGAACATCACTTCCATTGAAGATGACCTGTTGGGGCAGACTTCCAAGATCGAGGTAATTACGGGAAAAGTCGATCAGATCAATGCCCAGAAGATGTACCGGACAGAGCTGGTGGTGGATGGGGTGAACATCTTCCGGGATAAGGGGCAGAAAAGCATCCTTCGCTGCCGGGTGTATTCGTGGGACAAGGAGATCACGGATACTCTACCTGCCAGCAGTTTTGTCTGGCACCGGAATTCCGGCCGGGAAGACCTCGATGCCGACTGGGACAGTTCCCATGTGGGCATGAAATCCATCACGGTTACCACGGAAGATGTGACGGACAACGCATCATTTTATTGTGAAATCACGATTTAAACAGGAGGAGACGAACATGGCAATTTTAACTTCCAGCCAGCAGACCTTTGTGGATATCACAGACCAGAGGAAACTGTCGGCCTATATCACATCCAATCTGCCCAAGTCGCAGATTGAAGATCCAAACGTGCTGCCCCATACCTATGCGCCGGACTGGGCCAGTACACCCCTGACCCTTACCCCGGTGGTGTTCCTCGACCAGACCAATCTGGCGCTGGACGCATCGGGGCTTACGATCTCGTGGAAACGGAAGGAGGGAAATGGTGCGGAAGCGGCGCTGACCTCCGGGGAGAGCGTTTCAAAAGGCGTCCTGACGGTCAATGCCAACAAGTTGGCGGCAGCCACTTCCGGGATGCTGACCTACCTCTGCTACATCAGTTATTACGACTCGGAGACAAAGAATACCGTCAACATCTCCGCTGACATCACTTATACACTGATCCGCAATGCGCAGAATGCAAGGTTGGCCTATCTTTCCGCAGACACTTATGTATTTAAGTATGACTCCAACTCTTCTCTGGTCGGGGCGGCGCAGGCTACCCTGACGGCACAGGTGCAGGGAGTCACGATTACGGCATGGCAGTATAAGGACAGCACCGGGGCATGGAAGGATTATCCGACCACGCCGGACAACGCCAGCATTTCCGGTGGTACCTTGGTGGTCAAACCGGAGCATGCAGTTTTCTTTAACGGGGTGGCCCAGATCAAGCTGGCGACCGATGACCCGGATGTGTATGATACGACTTCCCTCACGAAGATCTATGATGGTTCTCAGGGCGAACCGGGTGCAGCCGGAACCGGCGGGCTTTCTGTCATCCTTGGGAATGAAGCCCAGAATATCGCCTGTACTTCCGGCGGTCTGGTAGCGGCGGCTACAGAGGTAACGATCCCCTTTATGGGTTACTTGGGCATCAATCAGACTGCCTGTACCTGTACGGTGGGGACACTGCCTTCCGGTGTGACGATCAAGAGCAATACCGCAGCGACCGCTTCCAAGGCCGGATCGGTGGTACTGTCTTTTGCCGCCAATGCGACCCTCGGCGGTGCAACCGTTCTGAATGGTACGATTGACCTGACCTTTACCATTTCCGGAGCTTCTGTGGTGAAGAAGTTCGCATGGACAAAATCCAACAAGGGCAGCAACGGGGCCAGCGGTGCAAATGCAATCGTATTCTCTGTGTATGCGCCGGAAGGCACGGTAGTGATCAACCAGTCCGGCAGCCTTGCGTTGGCGGCAGTTGGCTATGACGGCGCTTCAGAGATTACCACGGGAGCTACCTACCAGTGGGCAAAATACACAGGTGGTGAGTGGGAGAATATCACAGGAGAAACGTCCGCTACCCTGTCGGTATCAGGGGCGGATATCGTGAACATCCAGTCCTACCGCTGTACCATGACCTACAAGGGCAATACCTATGAGGATGTGATCACGGTGGAAGATAAATCCGACCCTTATGTATCGGAGATGCTTTCCATCGGTGGCTTTACGGTCAAGAATAATCTCGGCGGTGTGGTGCCTTACGTGATTGTCCGTACCAACCAGAAGGAAGTCGATCCTCTGCTTGGCAGTATCTCGGAGACCGCCCCGTCCAATCCAAAGGAAGGGAACTTCTGGTATCAGGTGGATCACTCCGGACAGACGGTGACCCTGATGAAGTATTCCGGCACGGCTTGGGCGGCTGCCACGGAAAAGCAGTCCCTGACCTACACATGGTATGCGCAGGATAAGGACGGCCATGCGGCGGAGTTTGATAAGACCGGGAAGGTGATTTACCTTTCCGCAGCGGATATTGATAGTATCCTGACGCTGCAGTGTGATGTATCCAACTGACCGGAGGTGATCGCATGGTGCTTATCACCAGCTGTCAGGCAACCTTCCAGAATTTCTCCGGTTATGAGGATGACATTGCCTCCTTGGAGGAAAACATCCGGGAATGCTACTCCGAGATCACGAAAACCTCGGAACAGATCAATATGTCCGTCCGGGAGGAATTCATTTCCCGCTCAGAAATGGAGACGATCCAGAAGGATTTTGAAACCAGTATTACTCAGAGCAGCACAGAAATCCGGATGGATTTCACTACGATTACGGACGAAATCAAGGAAAATGTCTCTACGAACCAGTTGCTTTTGGAGGAATATATCCGGTTTAAAGGTGCTTTGATTGAACTGGGAAAAGTCGGGAACGCCTTCACAGCAGAACTATCCAACGAGGAACTGGCCTTTAAAGAGAATGGGCAGAAGATTGCCTATATCTCCAACCAGAGCCTTGTGATTACCAATGCGGAGATCCGCAACAAGCTATCCCTCGGCAATGAAAGCCGGGGGTGGTTTGATTTTATACCGAGAACCAATGGGAACCTTTCGATTAAATGGAGAGGTCCCGTCTAAGATGCTGAGAAACGGAAGGGGTGAGAACGATGGCATCCAGCGGCAGTTTTTCCGGTTCCATCCGGGACGGCCACTATAAGCTGCGGGTGGACTGGTCGCAGAGCAAGAATGTCTCTGTCAATACGTCTACGGTGACCTGTAAGCTGTATCTGGTGAATGACTGGAGTCTGAATATCAGTGGGCGAAGCGACAATACCTGCACCATTGACGGATCGGCTCAGACTTTTTCCTCCCCAGCGATTAGTACCACGGGGACGCATTTGCTGGGAACGGTATCAAGGACGGTCAATCATGCCAGCGATGGCAGTAAGACCTTGACGATTTCCGCAGTATTTCAGATCCGGGCGACTTTGAGTGGGACATACTACGGAACGATCACGGCCAGCGCTAACATCACGCTGGACAGCATCCCCCGTGCTTCCGGTGTAACCGCCGGGAACATGACGATGGGGACGGCTGGCACGATTACAATCAGCAGGGCATCTTCTTCGTTTACCCACACGCTCACCTATTCCTTTGGGAATACCAGTGGGACAATTATCACGAAAACGACTGCCACATCGGTGAAATGGACGCCGCCGCTTTCGCTGGCGAGCCAGATCCCGAATGCGACCAGCGGTACCTGCACCATTACCTGTACGACTTACAACGGGAATACGAATATCGGCTCCAAGACCTATACGCTCAGTTTAAGCGTCCCGGCCAGTGTGAAACCCACAATCTCCAGCCTGATTGCATCCCGGATTGACGGGGACGTCCCCAGTGCGTGGGGCATCTATGTGCAGACGAAATCGAAGGTCAAGCTGACAATCAATGGGGCGGCGGGAAGCTATGGTTCCACCATCAAGTCCTACTCCATTACGGGCGGCGGGTACAGCGGCTCGGCATCTACGCTGACCACAGGTTTCCTCAACAATTCAGGGACAATCACGTTTAAAGCAACGGTAACCGATTCCAGAGGAAGGGTATCGGCGGAGGCTTCTGTTTCCATCACGGTGACCGCCTATTCCCCGCCGTACTTTAATTCCTCATTGTCCCAACGGTGCTTAAGCAACGGGACGCTGGATGATGACGGGACATACATCCATGCGCTGGTGTCCTTTGGCTATTCCACCTGCGGTGGGAAGAATACCCTAAAAACCTCTGTCCAGTACAAACAGGTGTCAGCGGAGCAGTGGACGGACGCCGGGGTGACCTTTGCCTCCAATACCGCCTTCACCTATGGCCGGGGGCAGATTTCTACGGAGACCTCCTATGATGTGCGGTACACGCTGGAGGATGCGTTTTCCACCATTTCCGTACAGGAGATCGTCTCCACGGCTGCCGTGGTCATGGACTTTAAGAGCGGCGGCAAAGGCGTGGCGATTGGAAAAGTTTCAGAAACCGATAACACCTTTGAGGTGGCCGAGAACTGGGATGTGAAGGTCTACGGAATGTTACTGAAAGAATATATTCAGCAGTTTGCCAAAACGATGTATCCGGTAGGCAGCATCTATATGAGTGTCACTTCTACCAATCCCGCTACTTATTTTGGAGGCACTTGGGTGGCGTGGGGAAGCGGCAGGGTGCCGGTAGGAATTAACACATCGGATAGCAACTTTAATACGGTGGAGAAAACAGGCGGAGCATCGGCCGTCACACTGACTGCCAGCCAGATGCCAAGCCATACACATACGTTTACCGGAAGTTCTACCACGACCAACAGTGCAGGCGGTCATACGCACAATATTGGTCGTGATACGGATGGAGGTGCAGGCAGCAGCCGCTACACAGTGCATAGTGCAGGAACTTCTGGGGCACAGGCTACTTCCCCGACCAGTAGTGCCGGGGCGCATACTCACTCACTGACTCCAAAAGGGAAGAATGCAAATACGGGAGGTGGCGGCTCCCACACCAATCTGCAGCCCTATATCGTCTGCTATATGTGGAAGCGGACAGCATAACTTTATATTTTCTGGAAATCAGCGACTACTCTTCGGGGTAGCCGCTTTTTTCATATCCAAATTTCAAAGGAGGAACGCACCATGAAAGAATTCTGGAACACCATCCAACTCATCTTTTCCGCTGTAGGCGGCTGGCTTGGGTATTTCCTCGGCGGCTGTGACGGCTTGCTTTATGCCCTGATCGCCTTCGTGGTGATTGACTACATCACGGGTGTGATGTGCGCCATCATCAACCGGGAGTTATCCAGCGCAGTCGGCTTCAAAGGGATCTTCCGCAAAGTGCTGATCTTCCTGCTTGTCGGGATTGCAAACATCATCGATGTGCAGGTGATCGGAACCGGGGCGGTCTTACGGACAGCGGTGATCTTTTTCTACATCTCCAATGAAGGCGTGAGTCTGCTGGAGAATGCAGGACATCTGGGACTTCCGATCCCGGAAAAGATCAAAACGGTATTAGAGCAGCTCCATGACAGAGCAGAAAACGGAAAGGAAGGTAATGAATAATGGCTTACACAAACAGTTCCCTTGTATCTTACACAAAACTCAGCCCCAACCACTCCGGGCAGAGGACGCATTCCATTGACCGGATCACGCCCCACTGTGTGGTCGGCCAGCTGACGGCAGAGAGCATCTGCGAATGCTTTACCAGTCCGTCCAGAGAGGCCAGCTGTAATTATGGTATCGGAAAGGATGGGAAGATCGCCCTTTGCGTGGAGGAAAAGAACCGCTCCTGGTGTTCTTCCAGCAGCGCCAACGACCAGAGGGCTGTCACCATCGAGTGCGCCAGCGATTTGAATCATCCCTACGCAATGACCACCGCCGTTTACAATTCCCTCGTGAAACTGTGTACGGACATCTGCAAACGGAATGGGAAGAAGAAACTTCTCTGGCTGGGGGATAAGAATAAGACGCTGAATTACTCGCCGAAGTCTGATGAGATGGTACTCACCGTTCATCGCTGGTTTACGAACAAATCCTGTCCGGGAGACTGGCTGTATTCCCGCCTTGGGGATCTGGCCTCCAAGGTGACGGCAGCACTGGGAGGCTCGTCTTCCGGGTCGGCAGGCTCGGTCTTATACCGTGTCCGCAAAAGCTGGTCGGATGCCAAGAGCCAGAAGGGGGCTTTCAACAATCTGGATAACGCAAAGAAATGCGCCGACTCCAATGCTGGCTATTCTGTATTTGATGAAAGTGGCAAGGTGGTTTATACCGGAAAGCAGTCGGGCGCTGGAAGTTCAACCGGTTCCTTCTTGGTACAGGTAACAGCAACCGACTTGAATATCCGCAAAGGTCCCGGCACGAATTACGCCAAGACCGGGAAGTATACGGGGAAAGGTGTGTTCACCATTACCGAGGTGAAATCTGGCGCTGGTTCCACTGTAGGCTGGGGTAAACTCAAGAGCGGCGCTGGGTGGATTTCCTTGGATTACTGTAAGCGAGTTTAAGTGAAACGAGTGGAGTAATGGGAGTGCCTGCAGGCTGTGCGATAAATGCATGGTCTGCGGGCCTTATTTTTTTGCCTGTGATACCCCCTCAAAACGCCATGTAAATCTCCGTATTCTGAAGGAGGTTATCCTTCAGATAGGAGGAGCATTATGCAAGAAGTTAACAGAAGTGCAGAATTGATTCCGGTACAGGAAAAGTACGCCCTGACAATTCGGGAAGCATCGGAATATTTCAGTATTGGAATAAAGAAAATGAGACGTCTGGCAGAAGATAATCTGGGCAGGTTTGCAATTTATAGCGGGAACCGCTACCTCATAATCCGCACAAAATTTGAAAAATTTATGGAGGAAACTTCTACGATATAATTTCTTTTTCTCTGCCAAAAGTAGTTGCTATTTCTCTGGTTTAGAGTGATGAATGTCATGATCAAAGAAACGGGAGGTGGCACGATGCAGGAAATTCATAAGGCTCCAGGCAGCCGGAAAGTAGAGATTCCGATCAGCGAAAAGTATATGCTGACCATCAACGAGGCGGCTGCCTATTTCAGCATTGGAGTTAAGAAGTTAAGAAGAATGGCAGAAGACAATGAGGGAAAGTTTGCGATTACAATGGGCAGCCGATACCTTATTGTCCGGGAAAAATTTGAAGAATATATTGATTCTTTAATTAATGGAGAAAGTGAGGACGAACCGGATGAGCAAACCGATACTTGAAGAAAAAGATATTTTAAATCCGAATGAGGCGATTGAATTATTTGTACTCAGCAGAAGAAAGTTTTATAAGCTGCTGAAAGAAAACCGGAAGCTGGGATTTCTGGCTATGTATGGTTCCAGAAAGCTGATTATCCGGTCAGAATTCCAGAAATATCTGGATAAGCACCCGGAATTGAAAAGGAGGGGAAGCTGATGGCAGGCAGGAGGCGTGACTCCAAGCACCGGGTTCTCCGGCGGGGAGAATCCATTCGGGCCGATGGAAAATACCAGTTTAAGTACCATGTGAATGGGATTCCGCATTTTGTATACAGTTGGCGGTTGGAACCAACGGACAAACTTCCAGCAGGGAAAAAGCCCTGCCTATCCCTTCGGGAACTGGAAAAGCAGATCGGCTATGATTTGGATTCTTTATCTGATCCTACAGGAAAAAACATGACAGTGGAGGAACTGGTAGAAAGGTATTTGTCAACGAAAACGGGTGTGAAGCCGAATACCCTGGCGAACTACAAATTTGTGAAGAACCTTATGAAAAAGGAGCCATTTAATGGGAAGAAAATTTCCCAGGTCAAAACTTCGGATGCAAAGCTGTTCTTGATCAAACTTCAGCAGGACGGCAGAAGGTACAGCACGATCAAGACGGTTCGAGGTGTGCTGCGGCCCGCTTTTCAGATGGCGGTAGATGATGATGTTCTCCGCAAAAACCCATTTGGTTTTGAGCTTGCCACGGTTGTAGTCAACGACAGCGTGACCAGGGAGGCGATTACCAGAAAACAGATGAGGCAGTTCTTGAAATTCGTCCATGACGATAATGTGTACTGTAAGTATTACGAAGTAGTTTATATCCTTTTCCATACAGGAATGCGTATCTCGGAATTTTGCGGACTGACACTGAAGGATCTGGATATGAAGAATCGAATTATTAACATTGACCACCAGCTACAAAGAACTTCTGACATGCGGCTGGTTATCGAATCAACGAAAACCAATGCCGGAACCAGGAAGCTGCCGATGTCCGAAGACGTATTCCGGTGTTTCCAGGCCATCATCGAGGACCGGGAAGTACCAAGGTATGAGAGAGTGTTGGACGGATATACAGGATTTCTGTTTACGGATAAAGAGGGCCTTCCGTTGGTGGCGATGCATTGGGAGCATCGATTTAATCATATGGTAAAACGGTACAACGACATTTACCGGGTTCAGATGCCGAATATCACCCCGCATGTCTGCCGCCACACTTACTGCAGCAATATGGCGAAGTCAGGCATGAATCCAAAGACACTCCAGTATTTGATGGGGCATAGCGATATTGGAGTAACGCTGAACACTTATACTCATCTGGGCCTGGAGGATGCTGTGGATGAGTTAAAGCGGGTGGAAGAACTGGAGAATGCCAGAAAGGAAATGGAAAAGATAAACGGAGAAGGAACAGTTTCACAGAAAATGTTCCGAATAATATAATATGGAAAGAATGATGGCGCTCTGCTTTGGCAGGGCGTTTTTTCTTATAACATAACAAGCAGAATCTAGTAAAAGAGGGAATATTTTGATATACTAAGGAAAATATCAGAGGAAATAGAAAATAGAGCTTATGAAAGAAAATTTATTTAACTATAATTTTATGTGTAGGAGAAGAAAAAATATTTATTTTTATAAAATTGTATCGTTATAACGTAAGCGCTTAATTTTTAGGTATGATAGAAAAAATCCCCGACTACTTTTCAGTAGCCGGAGCACCTTGACAGTTCAC